TAAAACCTTCTCGTTTCTTGTATTCCTCTAGACTTTGACGGGATTCGAAGCCCATATAAAGGGCCAATCCTGACCATGTAGGGCTCTTTTCGGTTTCAAAGTATTCTTCTACCTTAATTGCGAAGGCTTCAGGATCTTCCCACATTGCTGGTCTGCCCATTTTTGGTGTTTTTAAATACTTTTAAAAGTGTAATAATCTGAAAATGAATGATTTGTGATTTTGGGGCCAAAAAAAGATTTCCAATTGGCTGAAAACCTGGAATTGGAGTTTCTGAGATTTTTAGTCTTTTTAAAAACTTTGGAAACTACGAAAAATCTTAAATTGTCTTTTCTGGATTTTGGGAGAAAAGTAAAACTTTCGGAAACGGAGAAAACCTGGGAAAGACTTTTAGAGATTTTTGGAGAAACTGAAAACTTTCGAAAGTTGGAAAAATCTGAAAAGTAGTTTGAGAGATTTCTGGCAAAAGTGAAAACTTTCAGAAAAGACAAAAATCTTAAAATACCTGATTCCATATTTTGGGACTTTTAAAAGTTTTTGTTTTTGGTGAAAATCTGAAATTCATCCTTTTTAGATTTCTGGTGTTTTGGAAAACTTTCATTTACCTGGAAATCCATATTTCGGTCAATTCCCAATTTACGTCTTTTTGGAAGTTTTCCGTTTCCCTTAAAATCCAAGATTCGATAATTAGTGATTTCTGCCGTTTTCAAAGTATTTGGAATGTCTATTTTTCTAAAATACGCTTAATTGCTGGTTTTAGGCCTATCCCTTTAGTTTAGTGATCTGTTCTGAGATGTATTCTATCGAAGTGGAAAGCTCGTCTATTTGCTTTTCTCTGGCCGTTACTTCGTCCTGAAGTTTAGCACGTTTCCTTTCGAACCATTCTACCTGCTTAGTTAGCTGATTTAGAGCAGCTTGCATGTGTTTTGGGAGCTTTACTTCAAAAGTTCCTGTCTGTCCTGTTTCGTTCATATCGTTCTGGTTAAACTCCTGCTTTTTACTATTTCTTTCAACTGAATCTTTATGTCCCGACTGGCAACTCCGTGAGCGTCATCGTGGCATTTGCGGCACAAACAAACCAGGTTTTCAATCTTGTCCATGTCTTCTCTGTTCTTGCTGCCGAATTTGCTTCTGGGTTCGATATGATGTATGTCTTGACCTGTACGTCCACATATTTCACAGGCTATCCATGAATGAACTTCATATCCAAATGCCTGAAAATAGTTACTAACGTGTGTTTTCATAGGTCTTTATGCTTCTACTGCGGATCATAAAAAAGGAATTTTGTATAGGACTGACCAATCACTTATTTGGAGTTCTTCAAACCAACAAGGCTCACAGACGAACCAAATTGTACAATTGTAATTTGCGATAAGTCTGTATCTGTCTTTCATACCTTCACATCTTCATGCTTTATTACTATCCTGCCAAACTTCCGTTCAGACTTTACGCGATTTTCTTTTACACGCTTATAAACTGCTGGTATTGAAATCCCTTCAATTTTGGCGTATTCTTCTACTGTCAGCCATTTCATGCACATAGGTAGAAAGAATTATTCTAACGGCAAAATAAAAAAGTAGAAATATTTTTACTTCAACGCTTGACATTGGTAGAAAGTTTTATACCTTTACTCCCATGAACGACGAAAAAACATTTTCAGAGGCAATAGCGCCAGCCTTCACCATCTTTCTGTTTATCGTAATTATTCTCGCTTGTTGCTCCTGTAGTGAGGAGGATGTTAAACCAGACTGCACACCGCTAAAAAACGAGATGGATTTGGCCGGTCAGGCTCTCTTTAGTATTGAAAGAACTAATCCTTTTAACTACGGAGCAGAACCTACTAAAGCAGAAGTAGACGCTTATAACAAAATACATGACAAATTTTTCTACGAGTACACTCTAGCTACTAAAAACTATCACGATTGTAAATACTAAACCGTAAAACGGAATGAAAAAAGCAATGGTCACTAAGGTGACAAAATTCGACAAGACAGATTCATACGGAAACAGTAGTTTCTCTATTGAATTTGCAAACGGGGATAAAGGTTTCTATAGCACGAAATCTCCTGACCAGACCAAATTTATAGTAGGTGCTGATGCTGAATATCAGATCGAAGAAAAGGAAGGAAAGACAGGAAAGAAGTACTTTAAAATTACCTTACCACAGACGGACCAACCATTCAAGGCAGCAGGACGTCCACAGATTGAGCCACGCATTCAGATGATTTCCTTTGCTATGGCCTACGCTAAAGATTTAGTGGTAGCCGGTAAAGTAGAAATGAAAGCACTGCCAGCAACATTTGATATTATCTACGGTGAAATGATAAGTAAGATATGAACGAACTTCCTACCACAGCTACAGGGGTATTAAGAATACTTCCGGTAACGAAAGAAGAAATAGCCCGGTTTTCCAAACAGGTTATTCAGCAAGTACAGGCCGGAGAAGTCAACCCAATGGAGATACTGGTTCTTATACGTGCCTTTCAGGCTGCCGGTAAAACTATTTTAGACTGCATTAAAACCAATCTTCAGGCCGAAGGGGATAAGTACAGCGAAAAGACATTGGAGGTGTTTGGGGCACGTGTAGAGAAGGCAGACGTGGGTGTTTCTTATGCCTATGAGCATTCTTGTGATAGGGAATGGGAGCGCTTACGCACTGATATGGAAACCGCAATGGAAAGGTTGAAAGAACGCGAAGAATTCCTGCGGACACTTAAAACGCCGCTGGATATTTACGACAAGGAAACGGGGGAGACGTGGACAATACACCCACCACTTAGAAAAGGTTCTGAAGGCTTTAAGGTTTATATAAAATAGCCATGAAAGGACAATTGATTGCCGCGATAGTTGAGAACATCACTACCCGTAAGGATAGAACTTTAAAGGTAACGATAGGGACCCAGGAAGTAAGCCCTAATGAGGCTGGGCAACTGTTCCAATTTATGCACCAGCTTGTTACCGTGTACGTCTGCCCTTCTGCTATTGACAACAGGGAACTAGAACAGATAGACAAGTTAGAGCCGGAACTAAATAACAAGTCTCAGAGCCAACGGATTAGAAACGTGTTGTATCTTCTACATCAGCAAGCGAACGAAGGCTTTAAGACCTTTGATGAGTATTACAAAGCTAAGACAGAACTGTATATTGAGCATCTTAAATCCAAACTACAATGAGAAAACTAGACTCAAAATGGTTACACTTCTGGAGTCTGTTGGCTTCCTGCATTGTATCCTTCATTATTTCAATGTTCTTCATTTGGTTAAGCTGTAGAGTTATATGGGGTACGAACTAGACAAAGACTATTTCAACGCGGCAGAGAAACGATTCCAGCAGCATAAGAGCCAATTAAAACTATTTCCAGTATGAGCCAGAAGATTAAATTACGGATCTACCCCGACCACTACACGGGGCCAAAGAAACAGAAGTATACAGGAGCCGAGGGCTATAGCCACGTGAACGACATGGTATTCAGTGATGATATAAGGGTATGGAGTCAAGGAAAAGTAAGGAGAGGCAAACAACAGTATCCGAATCTATTTTGACACTTTTTGTCCGGGATACCTCAGAAGTAGGTTAAAAATGAGGGTTTTACTATAGATGGGGAAGTCCCGGACGATCTTTAAAACTATGAACTTATGAGAGAAATAAGATTTCCTGAACTGTTAAAGCCATGACAGAAACAAAGAAATGTAACAAATGCGGGCAGGAATTGCCGCTTTCATTCTTCAACAAATCGACTTCAAAATATATCGTTGGGGGGTTTGTTAAGGCTATCCATGAAAGTATTAGGAATAGCTGCCGGGATTGTCAACATCCTAAAGGATGGCATTTGAAGTATCAAAAACAAACTGCAATATGAGGGCACTTAACTGGATTTTGCCAAAACTTCACCTTTACAGATTACCCATGTGGTTTAAGTTGTTTTGGGCGAAGGCGTTTATTCATATGTTTCGTGGCTTCGGGCCTACATTTGATAATGATATCATTTTATACAATGAATTGCGGAAGTGGATTGAGACTAAGGGTAGACCGACCACATCAAATACAAATTACTGGATAAACAAATGACAGTATTAGTAGGATGTGAGGAGAGTCAAACATTAACCAAAGCGTTTCGGGCGCGTGGACATAATGCGTTTAGTTGTGACTTGGTTGACTGTTCTGGCGGGCATCCTGAGTGGCATTTGAAAATGGATATTATTAAGGCTATTGATTCTCGTAAATGGGACTTGATAATCTTACACCCGCCATGCACGAAAGTTGCTGTTTCTGGAAACGGTACATATGCCGGGACTCCTGATAGAATTAACGCAGCTCAGCAAAACGCAGGCATGTATTTCTATGCTGTCAGACACTGTGATAAGGTAGCTATGGAGCAACCGGTTACGGTACTAAGAAGTATTCGCCCTGACCTACCTAAACCTCAATACGTCGATTTGTGGTGGTTTGGAGAAAAGGAAATGAAGAAGACAGCCTGGTTCCTGCATGGCTTGCCAAAACTCAAAGCAACCAACAATGTCGGCCCTCCGCCAACAGACATGGAAGAGCGGCGTAAGTGGATGAAAACCTGGATGATGACGCCAAGCGATGACAGGGGAGTACTTAGAAGCAAGCTAAACCCAAAAATGGCGGGCGCTATAGCTGAACAATGGGGATGAAAATAATCCTTTAGGAACTATTGCAGATGAGAAATAAAAAAGTGAAATTCGCTACGCGTGGTAGAGAAGTGGACAATCTCGCAAGGCTCATAACCTTGAAATCGGTGGTTCGAATCCATCCCAACGCAACAAAAAAACTTTTTGAGGTAGCCAGCGTAATTAGTTATATTTACGTTCTCAAAGGAGTAACACGATTTAAGAGACCCACCGGGTGAATGCAGGCTACGCAGGAACTCGGTGGGTTTCGCGCGTTTATGGCATCCTGTAAGATGTTAGTGGGTCGGGGCAACTACGACAGCCACCATAGACTGAATCAAAGAATGCCGGTACTGTGGGAGCTACCACCGGCGATTGTAGCCTAAGAGAGAAGCATGTAGCCACGAGGGCCGAAACCTCAAGAGTATCTCTCAGATTAACGCACGCGGTGTTGACGTTAAAAACTTTCGAGCCGGGGTGACTCATCCGCAGAGCAAGAAAGTTAGGGAAGTGTAGCTACGCCTTTGGGCAAATTGCACTTCTCTTTCAACCAAAGTATGCCTAAACCGCTTGCAATATGAGTAAATGGTTATTTAAGAAACTGAGAGGAAAGAAGAAAAAAAAGAAACTACTTCCTAGTAAGGTAATCTTTAAGAAGATAACTGAAACACAAAAACAACGGTATTACAAGTATCTGAAAAGTAATCAGTGGAGAGAGAAAAGAAGAACAGCACTTGAGTTTTATGGTAATAGATGTGGGTTATGTGGAAGTAGATATGACCTGGAAATACATCACAGAGATTACGATAACATATTCAAGGAGAAGATAGAAGACCTGATGATACTTTGTGAGACATGCCACGCGAAGCATCACAGAGACCAGAAGTTTAAGAATGGAAAGGAATCGAAGTATATGAGAAATCCAAAATACGATACTGATCCTGTTACCTATTACCCAAAACGTTCCGTAAATTCAAATAATGATTCCGTTTCTTAGGCTCTTGGATATCACTAAATACAATGACCATTAAAGAAAGGTATAAAATTAAAAGTATCAATTCATCTGAAACCTATGAATGGCTTTTAAAGAAACACTACGCCAGGAGAATACCAATGATAAGCTATGCTTTTGGATTATATGAAAGTTCAATCCTTATAGGAATTATGACAATAGGTAAACCCGCATCTCCATTTGTTTGTGATGGGGTGTGCGGGAAAGAGTTTACGGAATATGTTTATGAATTAAATCGGTTGTGTGTCAATGATGGACTTGAAAAAAATGTATTGAGTTACTTTGTAGGCGGTAGCTTGAAACTTATTAAGGATAATTTAATACTTGTCAGTTATGCCGACACATCAATGGGCCATAACGGTTATATATATCAAGCGACTAACTGGATTTATACAGGAGCAACAAAAGAGCGAACAGATATAGGGCATGAAGACGGCACACACGCAAGGCATTATGACAAGGAAATTGATAAGAAAGCAAATAGGAAGTTCAGGAGTAGTAAGCATAGATACATTTTTTTCATTGGTAAGAAGCGAAAAATTTTTATAAAATCATTGAAATACGGAACGCAAACATACCCGAAAGGGAAGAATGAGAGATATGATTCTGGACACATCCCAACAGTACAAGGAATATTATTTTGATTATGAAGAACTTCGATCAATGGTATCTTGAATTAATCTCTGACGAACGCTGGTACGAACAGGCTAGCATGAACCATAAGCCTGAAACCTTCAAAGATGTAGCCAAAGTTACTAAATAATTATTAACATGGAATGGAAGCAAATATTTAAACATCACTATTCAATATCAGAATTTGGGGTAGTCAGAAATGATGAAACCGGAAGGATATTGAAGCCACGTACAGCAAGCGGTTACCGAACTTGCCAAGTATACAACCCATATAAACAATATATTTGCCATCGATTGGTAGCTCTTTTCTTCATAGGGAAACCACCAAAAGGCAAGCCTGAAGTAAATCACATTGACGCCGATAAATCAAACAATCATTATTCAAATTTAGAATGGGTTACTCGTCAAGAAAATGTGGATCATGCTGTTATAAACGGACTTAATTGCAAGGGTGAAACCCACCATAATGCAAAATTGTCTGATATAGATGTTGATTGCATTAAGAAATTGTATTTAGGAAAAAAACATAGTCAATATCAAATAGCGTCTATGTTTGGAATAAGGCAACCACATGTTTCTAGGATAATTTCAGGAGTACGGAGGGCTAGCATATGAAAACATTTGAACAGTGGTATACTGATTTAGCTTCTGATGAGATATGGTTCGAGCAAGCAACTCTAAATCATAAAACAGAAACTGTCATGGCTACAGCCCGTCAGATATGGGTAAACGGATTATCAGACGCAGAGAACTTTAAAGTAATTCCCTTCAAAGAACACCGACGCCACCTCTTTAACAAACTATGTAAGATCACCCCTGACAAGGTTAGAAAGCCGTGGTATCTGCCAAAGGAAGAACCAAAGAAAGACGACAAACCGCCCTTGACAGGAGAAGCACGAGCCAAACGCCTACAGGAATGGATGGACGCTTTAGCTAAGTTACCAGCCATGAAGACTGCGCCAATAAGCCACAAGGAATTAATAGAGAACGGTGACTGGCGGCCAAAGCCTGTAGAAATACGTGAACCCACGGAGATGGAAAAACGAACCGCCTATTTAGCACATGTAGAAATGGTTCGCAGATGCCGTGTTAAAACGTTCCGTGATGCCTACCCTGATGCTATGGACGACGAAGTTCAAGCGTACCTGGATAAATTTAAGTCAGTCGACGATCCTTTGAATCTCTTTTAACCTTAACAGATGACTAAAATCAACTTCGTCACCCCTACGTTAGCTCTAATCATCGTTGCAATGGGCTTCTTTATCGCTTGGCAGTGTTCCTCGGCTAAAGTTCAACGGTTGGAACGATCCCAGGACAACAAACTGCACCAACAGCGTATATCTCAGCTACAGGCCGAATCCCTTAAAGCTGATAGCTTGGTTTTAACGATCAAGGAACGACTGTCCGCCAGCAGGGCTAAAGATTCCGTTCAACTGGCGGGCTTAAAACAGGCCAATTCCAAGCTAACCCGAAAACTAACCGATTTACGGCCACCGATAGTGGTCATGTCCGACTCTGTACCCCTTCTAAAGCAGTTTATACAGGTCACAGACAGCCTTTTAACCCAAAAGGACCTCATTATAACTCATTTGGAGATGTCCCACAGTGCTGAAGTGGTTGATCTCGAAGCTATCATCAAAGCCCGGGAGGATCAGATACTTGTAGAAGCTACGAAAGGCCATTTATGGGAAGAAGTTGCGGTAAAAGTGGAGAAGGAAGCCAACCAACAGCGCCGCCGGAAAGGTTTCTGGAAGGTGACAAGTGCCGTACTGGCCGGGGGTATAGTCTGGATTTCTTTAAAACAGTAGTAAACCTTACATATACTTTAAAATAAAACAGGCCAATTCAGGCTAATTTCAAATATTTATATTCTTTTATTACATTGGTGTACATATTATGTACATACCGCGTATATTTACATATCAATTAAACGAAACGGATATGACAACAGCAGTAAAATTCTCAGACCTGTACACAACAGATGAATTTATAGCATACTACACAGGCGCAAGTCGTGGTGAACTAAGAAACAGAATTAAGACACTTAAACTTAGAAAGCGTTCAGACGCTACCAGAAACGAAATTAACGCCATAGAGTCACTATTAGCATGAAAAAGAGCAAACGAGTAGAGTTCACAGAGTCCGAAAAGAAGCAGCTTATAAAGGCTGCTTCTATAAAGGGCCAAAGCGTAAAACGATTCATAGAAATGGCAGCTATTGCCGCAACACTTCAAACACTTAACAGCCATGTTTAAAAGACACTACTTCGAAAACTTCATCCTTTGTGGAAACTGTAACGGTACAGGACTAAGAGACTACATGGACTATTGCCGTGTGTGTGACGCTACTGGAATTGAGAAGTTCTGGCAGTTTGTTGAGAACCAGAAAAAGACAGACCTGATAACACTTCACTTACAATACAGCAATTCACTTAAACAGTTACAGAAATGAAAAACCAATTCGAAGGATGGTACGGAACGCAGTTTAGAGCGCAAGAGAAAACCTGGAACCTCTTGAAAAGTAATGCGGAGGAGAAGCTAGGCGAAGACATCGCTTCAGGCAAAGTGAAAGTAGGCTCGCTGGAATGGCGCGAACAGTGCGAAAACATAGAACTATTCGATAGGATGGCCAGTGACCTAAACCAAAAATATCAAGATAATGATTAGCCACGTTAATTACTCAGCATCAACAAGGGTCTACCAAACCTACGACATACGTGTCGCGCTAAAGTTTGCAGCACTATTTAATAGCACTGTAAGAATCACGGAAGACGATAACGGACTTTTAACTATTACAATATGAATGACGTTAAACTAACTGATTTTACAAGTGCTCAACTTGAATTACTTGTGTGTGCCTTATCAAACTATTGTTCAGATATTGATAAAAATTACTTCAGCACAAGGGACCCGAAAGACCATAATTTGAAAAGTGATTTGGAGCTATTAACTACCCAATGCTTAACAGCTTATGGGATAGTTAGACATAGAGAAAATATATTAAACAACTGATGAAAATTACTCCCCTGATAAGTAGTCTGACTTTCCAATCAATTTTTGATACCCATTGATCAATTTTTGATGTCTTTCCGGTGTAATCCCACCACTTGGCATTTGGATTAATCACATCGTTTCTGATAAGAAGCCACGTAACTAAGTAATCGAAGACAAGGATCCTACAGCCGAGAACTAGGCCAATGACGGGCAGCGGTCTTTGTCCAAGCCACCACGCGACACCGGCCAGTCCCAGGCTAGCCACTACCAGCCATATGGTATCTTTATACTTGCCTAACGTAGTCTCCCCTTTACGGTCAAGCCACGCTTCTACCAACGTAGGAACCAAGCAAGCGATTAGGAATAACCATTTCACGACTTCTTGGTTATCAGCATGTAAAGCGTAAGCCCTACCGCCACCACTCCGATCGCAGCATAGGCCCATGTAGTTTCATAGTTGAACCTGTACAGTGAACCTGAAATAGTCACAAGAATTGCAGCCGCCAGTGACCACAGCCATACGGCTTTTATGTTTGTTCCTGGTTTCAAATGGTAATTGCTTTTAAATACTCTATTACCCCCAATGTCTTCAATACCCAAATGCAAACTGCCACTATTACAATGATGTTAATAGCTCGTTTTATCTTTGGGTCCATGGGCACGTAAGTATTCATCGCCCATAGCGCGAATCCCGTTACGGCCAGTACGAGAATTAAATATAACAGACTCATGGTTCTATTGGTTTAGTTACTGTCGTCTGGCTTACATCTACAATAGGTGGGCCACCTTGTGAGTTCTCTTTCACCGCCACAGTGATCTCCTGCTGGGAAACTTCTTCCTGATCTTCCAGAATGTCGGGAATATTATTCCTATTGTTGTCAGCAAAAAACAGCCTTATAAATTGAACGGCGCCTGTAGTTATACCGACCACCAGCGACCATTTTTTGTCTGCGCCTGTTTCGCTTAGTGTTATCAGTCCACCCGTTCCAAATAGACCAAACACATCTGCAATTTTATTCCAGAAGAAAGCGGATTTCAATAGTGGTATTTTCTTTGCGGCCATATTATTTAAAGTTTATAATGTCAATCGGTTGGCAGTCCACATGAACTGCATTGTTATTACGTTCCACTAAGTATCCCTTTAACCCCTTGACATTCCCCATAGCACGCTCTAAAACTTGTGCCTCATTGAATACTCCATCTTTTCCTCCACCTATATCAAACGCTGTTCCTCTCGTGTGTGGACTATCGCCTATCAAAGTTCCCTTTTTGTTCTTATCGCTCCCCGGCCTGAAGTAGTCCATTAAAGCGACAGCCGGGTATGGAGGGTTGACCACGAAACCCAATGATAGCAACTTACTCCACGCCGGCTGCCATGCGTATACCTCCTGTTCCTCATACTGAATCTTTACTCCTATATCCTCAAAGGCTTGCTGATAGTCTTTAGATAGATCCCGCCGGTTCAATTCATTACGTATTATCCTTAACTGGTCCTCGGCTGTGCGTAGTCCTGACGTCACCCATGCGGTTAATTTATGTGCTTCAAAAAATGGATCTAACCTTTCAATAACCGGCTTTATGTGTTCGGTTAGGATGACACTGTCTTTGACTAAAAGGAATTTATTCATGGTTTCAATAGCTCTCTAACGTTTTGTACTACAGTAAGAATAAGGGCGAGCAGTGCCACAGCAGCCGCTATTTTTTGAGGTATGGTATCCAGTTTAATACTGAACCGATCCGCGTCTTTGCGCTTCATCTTGTTGATGTCTTCCTTTATACTTGTAACGTCTATTTTTAATTCTTTAACCTCCGCCCGCATCCCCTTGTAGTCCATCGCGGCACTCCCTCCGAGTAATAGAATTACCTCATCCATCTGCCGTTTGAGGATTTCCAAGTCTGAGTGAAGTGTCTGTACTTCCATATCATCCATACTTTTAAGGCGCTTTCCCATTCATACTAAATTCATAAAAACTATCATATACAACAATACCCTATTTTCAGTGGGTTAAGTGTCTATATCCGCGAATTGAGCCGTTGTTATATAGCTGGTGTTCATTTTACCAACACCCCTGACGGTTGTTTTCCACTTAGCTGCATCTACAACATTTAAAATGGTGGAGTTTGAAGACATCACATACCCTCCCCTCCAGCTAAAATAACCCATACTCGTACTGGTGCTGTATAAGTTCACAACGTTCGCAGAAAATTGTGAACCGCCTTCTTTATAAGCTGAGAAACCATCCATTATAATAGTACAGTTCTGGCCGGACTGAATTAAATAACCATCTGCCGGCGCATAGTTCCCGAGCACACAATTTCTAATTTGAACATTGGAGTGACTATCATTGCCCGAAAGGAGTAGAAACTGTTTGCCATTCTCAAACCTGTTCCCGTCAATGGTAAGAGCAGAGGCGAAGTTCAGATTGAAATCAACAGCGTTATTGGAACCACCCAGACCATAAAAATAACAAGCTCCTCCATTATCCAGACGCCATGCGTTTTCACAGAAAGCTACTCCCCCACCTATCCAGGTAAATTGTAATGAATTTCCGCCGTTAATATTAAAACCATATTGCCCACTATAGCCATAAGCTTGTCCTCCCCATACGTTACAATTGTCAAATAAAATATTTGAAATGTCTCCATTCCCGCCCTCAGATACCGCTCCGATTCTCCATCCTTTATTGTTTACTCCCGTGTTAAGTGTGGCGCAACAATCTCTAAAGGATACCTGACTTGTGGAGCCTCCATAAGCATTTGTACCCATATCAAAACACGTAACACCAGTGATCCCACTGGCAACCCTTAATTTTATATTACTGAATACGCAATTCTTCAGTCCTGTCATTGTTAAAACAGAGCCATTATTGGAACCGTGGTAGACTATCTGAAAATTGATATGCCCCTCGCCTACCATGTTAATATAAATTTGATCGGCTGGATAGGAAGCACTTGCAATGATAGTTAGACCGCTATTTATTCTATAGTAGTTAAAACCGCTGCATGCAGGAATAAATACTGTTCCTTTGGCTACAATAGCCGCGTCGATGGCTGCCTGTATGGCTGCTGTGTCATCTGTTGTACTATCGCCAACTGCTCCGTAGTCCACTATATTGAATACCCTGTATCCACCCTGCACCGCAGCAGCCTGTACAAAAGCCGTTGTAGCCAGTTGGGTGGTGTTGGTGCCGAATGACGCTGTCGGCGCAGCTGGTGTTCCAGTAAATGTAGGTGAAGCTAAAGGAGATTTGAGGGCCAATGCATCAAACACGCCGTTAGACTGAACAGCATTAGTGCTGCTATCGGTTGGAGTGGCGTCTATGGTACCTCCAGCTATCGTGATATCACCACTGCCAAGCAATGAAGTGGTGTTGATTGTTTTTATACTCGTGCCGCTTACTAACGTATTTTGTTTCAGGTCTAAGGCTGTTTGTCCCGCTGTACTCACTGGCTTTCCGGCGTCAGTGGTGTTGTCAACATTAGATAATCCTACCTGTGACTTAGTCACCGTGTGTGGATTATTGGTTAGTGCCTCATGTGTGTTAATATCTGTTTGTACTGTGGCCACATCATCCGTCCCAGCGACTGTTATATCTCTGTTCGGGAATTGGTATACCCTCGGAGTGGAGGCATCGTTTCTGAAGAACGACTCTATTGCCCCGGTGAAGTCTTTGAATTTAATTCTCATATACTACGTTCGTTAAATCATCATACAAAACCTCGCTTGAATCGTCATACAAAACCTCTTCCACTTCCTCCACAGGAACTTCTAAAAGCATACGCTCTCCGGTTTCCAGTAATCTTACACGTCCATTTTCAAGTAATCTAAAAAGCATGAAGCGTTATGAGTAATTCCATATTTTATATTTTATGCCTCTTGAATACCGTAACCAAAAAATAAATCAGCCCTACTAGCAGAAAACTCCGCGCTAAATGCGACTGCACAATAATATCCGTCTGCAACTATACACGGATATCCAAGTATAGAATTTCCACCAAACGAATAATTTTGAAAGATTTGAGAAGGAGTGATCCAGTCTGTAGGATCTGCTAATAAATCTGAAAGTGGATTTGCGAGCGACACATAAATACCACCATTGCTACGATCTGCATAAATAAGAGATACTTTTCCTGTAGGTGTTAAACACATATCGGCCATTGCTTGACCACCAGCCCCTAGCGCAGTACTAGTAGGAACTGACCAGGTAGCACCACCATCAACACTTGAAATCAAATACAAACCGCCGCCGCTATCACGGCGACATATAATCAAAAAAACATTATTACCTGCCCGTAATAACGCTGGTTCAACAAATAAATTTGCTGCCGATGAATATACTACTTGACTGGACCATACTCCACCGCTTGTACGGTTCCATATGTAAATAAAATAAGTTCCTCCAGATTCTAAATACTGGCATACATGATATTCACCCGCATTGTAGCCCGGAACAACTTTGCCATAAAAATTTGCGTTATCCAGTGATGACCCAAACTGTACCCTAGAGCCAAATGTTTCCCCCGTTAATCCATCTGTTGAATCGTATCGATCGCAATCCTGTATAAATCCCCCTCCCTCATCCCATCGCGCAGTAAACAATGATATCAAATTATCTATAACACCACTACCGCCGGCGCCACGTAAATCATAACCGGCATCGGTCAATACGGTAACTGGAGTTCCTGCCACTCTTGGAATAACCGGATTAAATGTTACCTTCTGTATAACACCATTTAATAAATGATCATCCCCCGATCGTCCATACCATACCAGGGTAGCTCCATTATTAAACATACTACCAAAACTCATGTACTTTGTGTTTCCAGGAACAGCATTAAAAATGCCGATGTTATAAAACGTAGGAGAAATAGGTAATGATGCAAAACCTGGATTAGTACCAGCCACCGAGAAATTCATGGCTCCGTTGGCAGTGTTAACCAAATCGGTAGCTAATTTCCAATATCCTACAATTTTCGTAGCATAAATAGATGTAGTGCTTAAATCTATTGGAACCCCTAAATTATAAATTTCATTAACTTCTGTTTGACTCAATGCCTGATTCCATAGACCCAAGTCTTTCATCCTTCCTGTATAACGGGATCCAGTTGGAACCGCAGACAATTGAAATCTGTAATTTGCTGAATTTCCCGCTCCAGCATAAGCACCGGCCGTTCGCGTAGCTGTCGATTGCAAAACTCCATTAACATACATCTTTAATCCAGCAGCAGTTTCACTACCATCATAAGTAATTACAACGTGTTGCCATGTTGAACGTACCGCACGAAACGGGGAATCGATACCAATAAAACTCGTATTTGCAGTGTCGAAAATAAGAAATGAAAATAACTGATTTAAAGTAGCTGTGCTGTATGACTGAATAGCTAATGAATATTGCTGAAAACCATCAGCTGTATTGGCCACAGCAAAAACACGCTGTGCCTGAGTCATCATTGACGACGGTCTAACATTATGAGGATTCAACCAAATTGACCATGACCTAGCCTGATCAACTCCTGGAGCAGATGCTGCCTCTAGTGTTAACTGTCGGGCTGCTATTTGCGCAAAATCAGAGCCATCAGTTGCAAAGGTAGCCACTCCATAACTGGGAGGAACAGGAGGAGGAGCCTGACCGCCAGACATCAATATTCCTTGTTGTGTTAACTGCATATCTTCATTACATCTAATTAGAGTAAGCAATCATAAAAACCCCTTACGCGTCATTTGCCGCATTAGTGGTTATATGTAAACATATTCCTAAAAACTCGGCGTCAGAGGTTAACGTATCATTCGCTGGATTTCTTGAAATCTGAATTACGATGGTATCAGCAACCGCGGGAGTCCCAGCTAAAGTAACCGCAGAACTAACCGGAGTATCGTGATTATCATTTACCGCTATTAGCGTATCTGTGACGGTAACCGCTGTGCCTAACGCAACCGTAAATAAGTCACCATTGGAATATGCACCTCCATTCATACCCCACTCAACAGTTCCAGATCCTGATGCCGCTGTCCATTTAATATCGTATGTCAACGTACCTAAATTATATTTCTTAGGAAACCGGAATAATACTTGTGCAAATTCCTGATTGGTCTGATCGAAGTTTAGAGATTGGATATTTACAATCGAAGTAGCCATTTCTCGCTTTGTTAGTGAGGAACATCCATTTGAAGTCCGTGCCCAGAACGCAGAAGCGGGAATAAACAAATCCTGAACGCCTAAAGGCTGTACGTCTGTTGCTAATTTTGCATTTGTTACAGCATTGTTGTCAATTGTCCATGTCGCCCCTGAAGCAGAAACTGTTATATCTCCTTTGTCACCGTCAGTAACGCCACCTCCTCCAAGATCGGCTATGTCTTGCGCTGTAGCCTGTACGTCAACACCAACCTGAACAAGAGCCACAAGCTCAGTACCAGCCAGTGGTGTATTC